GCAAGGCATGATAGGACTGACCAAACAGTACAATCAAGTTTGCCTCCTGTTATGTTGCAAAAAGCCTCAAATGTTTCTAGATCAGCACCCTTTCATAAATTAACTCAGAATAGGTTATTTAATAAAACATCGCCTGGCGCTGTAAAGGTGAATAACAAATGGAGATGGTTAGGCGTAGATAACAAACCTACAACTCAGCAAGTTTCTTCAAAATATCTAGATAGTAAAGGAAACTTTAATGAAAAAGGAT